GGCATGGCTTCAACCGGAGATTCAACCATACTTGCCCTTATCTGAGTTCCTTTTTCTTCTATCCACTGCTTCCATGCATCTTCAGCACTTTGCCCGAATCTGTCCGGGGAATCACGCCATCCGGCATCGAAAATTGCCTTGTCAACATTCAGGTTGTGAAACAATCTATCCCCGTATTCAGGGTGATGTAGAAAAGTCTGCATTTCCTATCCTTTCTAAAAGAAGGGGGCCGAAGCCCCCTGTAATCATGCCGATCCCTTAATGAACCCAAGGGTTACAAGATCGGCCCTAAGTTTATTTGCCAGGGTAGTAAGAGCCGCTACATCTACAGCAAGAGCAGTAGTAGTCGCTGTAGTGGTAACAGTTCCTGTAACCGCCGCCTGTCCTGACCCTGACGGCTGATCTTCAGGCATCCCCTGACGTGTATAAAGGTTAAGTTTCGCCATTGTGAACCTCCTTATGAGCCTTTCAGAAGGCCAAGGGTCACAAGTTCACTCCGAAGCTGATTTGCCAGCACAATAAGTGCCGCAACATCAACCGCAAGTGCCGTGGTTGTCGCCGTGGTAGTAACCGTACCTGTTACCGCAGCCTGTGAAGAACTTGTAGGCTGAGTAACCGTAGTTACACCGTAGAAAGATATTTTTTCGGTTATGGCTCTTCCGAATGTTGCTCCATCCGGCCTGCCGTCGCTGATCTGTTCAACAGCCATGTCGTTTACCTCCTTATCCTATGATCCGGCAAGCGAGTTCAGGCCGCTGTACCAGTATTCCCCACAAGACATCAATACGTGTGAGGAAGGTATCGTTGACGATATCGTAATCCGACACTATACGCATGGATACGTTGTCCATTTCCGACCGGGCCGCAAAATCTACATTGTTCGGCACCCTAAGCGGGGCGGTAGCAAATGTTATCGCATCCCTGTGGAAAGCCAGATTCTGAGGATATGCGGTAGAGGCAGAACCGACAAAGGTTACAGCCGCACCGTCCTGCGGGAAGGCATCAATGGTCTGAAGCCCACCAGAAGCACTGGTGTACATTGCCGGGCTGACCGTAAGGTCAACTTCCGAACCAGCAGCAGTAGCATCAGCCGTTACCACAAACTGCTGTAGATACGGATGAGCCTGCTTGGTTTCGGGATTTACCCCATACACGCTGCCAACCGTAAACACGTCACCGGCCTTAACCGTCTGTGTCGCGCCGCCAAGACCGTCAATATGAATAGTGGTTGAACCCTCAGTGCTTACAGTCCCGTCAATAAGGATGGTTCCGGACCTGCTACCCGTAGTATGATTGGCCACGTTCTGAGACATATACCAATCAAAGCCAAGGGTGTCCATACCCATCTTGCCCTTTTCGTACTGTGTGCTGATCTTACCAGCAGCATTAAACAGGCCGGTAAGGGCGTTCACGGTAGAAGCCTGAGCCGCAGGGTTGATAATTACGCATCTTGGGTCCGTAGGGGCCGCGTGTTCGTCCAGTTTCTGCCCTGCCTGAAGATATGTAAGAGCAGATGCTGGAGTGGTTCCAGCAGTTCCTACGAGATTGTAGATGCCCTGATATACCGACGTATGAGAAAGCCGGTCGATTTCGGAAGCCAACCTGTAAATAGCTGGCCTCAAGATACGTTCTGAGAAGGTATCGATGTCCTGAGCCAGTTCCTGTGAGGTAAAGGCCGGGAGATCAACACCTGTCTGTGTCGCCACGGTAAGCGTAACGTTTTTCTCGACGTTATCCTGTACGTTCATTGTCGCGCCGGTACGCACCGTGTACTGGTTGGGAAGACGAATGCCGATACTACCGCCATGCTTCAGGCCGTGGTATTCGTTCTGCCCGTCATACTGTTTGTCAACCTTACCGAGAATGACGCAATTGTTATGAAGAATATCAAGTGCCTCATTAACGATAATGGTTGCTGTTAAGTTAGTGTTCGCCATTGTTCGTTATCTCCATGCCGCCAAAGGGCGTTTCCAGATATTAAGTTCTTTGAGATCGCCTCCATGCCCGGTATTCATCTCCGTTTTCAGGTGGCCCCTTAGCAACAGCGGCCTTATCCCCTACCGGAGTAATCGGATCAGGTGCATTCGACACCTTTCTCTTTACCGGCTGCATAACCTTGGATTCGATCTTTCCAAGGGCAACTGCCCTTTTTGTGGGAGCCATTCTGGCAATTGCTTCAGCTTCGTCCCGATTCTGTGCAAGGTAATAAGTAACCTCTGCCGGATGATCCAGGTCTAAAAAGCTTGCCGCAACATCATAAGTGCCGAGAATGTTCCCCATTCCAGCCATGACTTCATCGTAGTCAGTGAACAACTCGCGCCCTTTTGCCATTGTGTCATTGGCATGACGGTTTACTGTCTCGAAAAAGTTCTGCTGTTCGTCTTTCTGCCTCCGTTCGCGTTCTTTTGCCTGCTGTTTCTTCCATACTTCGTCAGCCTTCCATTCGGCAAGGCGTTCGAGATATTCGTCTTCATCTACGAAATCGTCCCTCTTGGGCTTACTGGCAACTTCGGGTGCAGGAGGCGATTCCTGTTCCTTATTCCGCTCGTTTTCCCTTTGCTGCCTTTCATAGTCCAATTGCCTTAGAAGGTCGTACTTCTGAGCCGTCAACTGCTTAATTCTTGCGGCGGCTCCACGTTTCTTTTCTACTTCCGGTTCGTCTTCTTCTCTGGGTAGTGATTCCGGGTCTTTTTCACTCTCTACAGCGGGTGGCGAATCCGCTGAAAGTTCTTCTTCGCCCTGTGCAGGAGTTTCAAGTTCCTGTAAATCTTCTGTGGCCATCTCGTTTCCTTTCTTACGTAAGTTTTAGTTCGATAATATCCAACTGTCCTGCCGCTGAATCCTGAATCGCGGCAATCTTAATCGGGGCTGAATCTGTTCCACGTGGAACAGCAAGCGTAATCTGCTGTCCCGCGTGCATTGGAAAGCTTGTGGTACTCTTTGTCTTTTCCGCTCCAGCCGCAGCGGCAGTAGGACTGGTACCTATAGCTACCCACATATCGTTCGTAATGCATGTAAGCGCAACGGCAACGGTATTGATATCGAGTGCCGCTCCGGTATCCGATGCTGCTCCTGTGGTGATGTATTGCGACCCGTTAAAGAAATAAAGGCCGTCTATTCCATAAACTCCCGGCATTATTCGCCTCCTTGTCTATTGTCCGGCCTGTTCGAAAGCCTGATATCAAGTTCTTTTAATTCCAACTGCTGTCTGTCTATATCAATCTTTTCCTGCTCCAATCTTTCCTTAAGGTCAAGTTCTTCACGCTTGAGTTCCCCTTGCGCGGCAAGTTTCATCAACTCCATGCTTTTCTTATCTTTGGCCTCTTCAAGCTGTTTCTGAAGTTGCTGTATCGCCTGCTGCATCTGCTGTACTTCAGGAGGCATCTGATTCATTTTTTCCATCTCTTCAGCCAATTTCTCTGAATCCGGCCAGTCCTGATTCTTTGCAATGCGCGGGATAATGATATTTGCATATTGCGGGGCCGCAGTAAGGAGATTCACCATGCCTTCAGCCGCTTCAACCCTTCTCGTGCTGTATGCCGGACCTGCCGACACAACGACATCGTATCTGCCGATAGAAAGATCATTTGAGACTTTCTTTGTTGTCGGGTCGATAGCATTAACAGTCGCCCATCCGGTAGAGCCGTCCTCGTTCAACAACCTGACAACTCTCTGCGTATCGAATATCTTCGGGATAAGATCGACAAGGATTCTGGCAAGATGCTTAATTGCCTTACCTAAGTTGTCGCTGTATGTAAGATTGGCTGTATATCCCTGATTCTTGCGTTCTCTTATGGCCCTGCCGCTTGTTTCGTTCCCTCTGGCCCCAAGGGATGCATCGTATATGCCTGTAGTGGCCTTGATATCGTCCGCCGCCTGCATGGATTCAGATAATGCTCCTGTGTCCGGCATTGATGGTGAAAGCCTCTGGTGTGGGGCGGGAATTTCGTTTACAAGCAGATACGGCTTGGCCTGCCTATAGGCATTATCCCAATCGGCCTCGAACCCCTTAATCTGCTCTTTTGTAAGCATCCACGGCTGGCGGGGAGCAAGAGCAAGAGTTTCAACCGCATTTGACCGCCCCCAGTTGTAAAGGCGTGCAGGGTCTTTGGCGAATCGGATAGCACTTCTAAGAATACATTCCCCTTCAATCCAAATCTCTTCTCCGAGTACCGGGACAATGGGAATATATTTACCGGCCCATTTCTTCGGTCCCTCAAGTATCTCTGCCCCGGACACCTTCTGCCACATAACCTGTGAGGTTTCGACTTCACGTTCTTTATTAATAAAATTCACTTCTTTGGCAATCTCATACATATCTTCAGGCATATCGCCCTTATCACTTCCTACAGTCATTGTCTTTCCGGCATATTCGCCCAATCTTTCGGCAATTTCCGGAGGAAGCGAGTAAACGGCCTCTTCCGTGTCCATATCATCCGGAGGGCTGACAAAAACAAGCATTTTCTTCTTTTTCTCTACCGTAAAATATTCCGCTACCTTAACTTCTTTCTGATTAATCCATTGCTTATGATCGCCCTGCCCGTTTTCTATATCCGAAAGGCTGGCCTTTGGATGCATCTCGATAAAATCGTCCCTTGGCATGTCGTGGGTAATAATCGCCCACTTGGCATCCGAACGATCTATTTTTCTTGCATGGGGGTCCATATAAACAGAATATTGATTTGTAACCCGCTCGATTCTGATGTCCTGGTCGAATGTATCCCCGGCATATTCCGTAAGAACACGGATATAGCCCCACCCGGAAGTTACTGAATGTTGTAACGCAAGGTCGTATGCATCTTCGGCATTGGAGACATTCTCGATATTCCTGATAATCCCGGTAAACAGGTCCGCAACGGCCTTATCCCCCTGACTGTCCACCGGACGGACCTTGATAGAATGCCTGTTAAGCTTATAATCGTTGATAATCTGCTTAACAGCCGCTTGAGTCTTATTAATCGTAAGAGTGGGCCTGCCTGAGCGTTCCTGAATCTCTTTTTCAGTCCATTGATATCCATTTTCGAATCTCTGGTCTTCAATGGCAGTCTTTCTATTAATAGACTCCCAATCTATAGCAAGCTGAAGCCGTTCTTTAACGGTTCTTATTAGTTCGTCTTTTTTGTCTTTAGTCGCCATTAAATACTCGCCCAATTAGCCTGTCCGTCGTAATAGGCGCGCTTTCTATCACGATCCTCAGCTGGCTTTGGTTTCATTTCAAGGTATCGAAGCAGATTAATAATCCGATATCTAAGACAATCCATTAAATGATCGCCTGATTTAACGATTTTCCCCTTTTCATCCCGTCTATATATGCGATATTCCTCAAAAAACGCCTTCTCGCTACTGAAAATCTTCAGTCTTCCCGTAGAAAGCCGCTCCCAAACCGAATAAATCCCCGCCTCTACAGCATTTTCGGCCTCGTGCAGGTTTAACCCAAGGTCTTTATACGTCTTGATAAGCTGTGTACCGTCAACCTGACTTCTACCCCTTGCCGCAGGGTCTATCAGCCCTGTCTGCCACGCTCCACGGGCTTTAATAGCCGCCGCATGTATGGGAGGCTCGGCCTGTCCGGCTTTATAAGTGCTGTAAACGTATGCAATATCGCTTTCTCTATCCAAGGCTACCCATAAAGCCGCCGTCGCATTCCATCCTACGTCCATTGCGTATCCTCTCGGCCAATGTTCAGGGATTTCAAACGGCTCTACGGTAATTTTTTCCTCTAAAACAGGATAAATTGCCCCACTTCCAATGCTTGGGATACCTTTTGACCTTGCTTCCCTTAGATGTGGCTCCATGCCAGCCCAAAGAATCTCTTTTTCCTGCTTGCTGAGATGCGGCACATCGTCCCATGTTGCTCCAACAACATATGTTCCTGTCTTTTCATCGCCACCGTACCGAAATTCACCGCCGGGGAAGAAGGACAGAATGGTTTCTGACAATCCAAGGAGGGGTGTGAACGTCATGAGAATCATTCCGCCTTCCGCCCCAGGCTCTGTGGCCATTGTTCTGAGGTCCATTTCGCCAAGTATCCCGATATCGCATTCCTCGTCCGGCCATATCACATCTCTATGCGTACCTTCAAAGCTCTGCCTGCCCTGATCGTATGATTTAAAACCAAGCCTGCTTTTCCCCCCGCTTACATGCTTTACGAGCACGCTTTCAATAGCATCCGGCACCCCACCGGGTTTCTTTTTCACATCATTTGTATCAATGCATCTTCCCGGAATCATTCCTGTTCCGATATCGTCCGGAGGGCCGAGAAGTTTTTCCTGTACAATATCTCTCACGGTCTGTCCGGTTTTACCGCACGCCCAAGCTTCAATCGGCCTTGAAAAACGCCTTCCTTCCCACCAGTCCGGGTAAAGCCCGGTAAGGTGCAGTGTCATTTCGTACGCGCCTACCCCCTCACTTTTTCCGACACGGTTGGCCGCGACAAAAGCCCGCTTCCGGTACTTTGCCCCTGCCCTGAATACTTCCATATGCTTTTGGTAAAGCTCTCTTCTAAGGGGCCCGGTATCCGGGTAATAATTCTCCATTCTCCGGGCTTTCTGGTCTTTCCTGAGCGCTTCAAGCTTTCTAAGCAACTCCAGACGCACTTCGAATGGCTGAGCCTTGATATGTTCTTCAAGCCGCTTCTCATCCACTCCGATTGTCTGGAATATTGACATTAAAAAACCTTCCTCACAGACACATCGTCCACAGAGCCTGCAAAGTCGGCATCTGCCTGATTGATGATATTGCCGCCTGTTACCTGGTCCTGATAAACGGCCTGCTTCCATGTCCCGTTTGCATCTGCATCCTGACCCGTAGTAGTCCCTGACGCATAGTGCATAGACCCGGCAGTTACCCCTGACGTAGTAAAAACTACGTAATATGTGCTCCCCTGAGTAATAGAATTAGCCTGAAAAAGATTTGTTGCCGCTACTTGAGAGCCATCAATCGTTCCCTTCCCCGATCCGATAGTCCAAGGGGCGTTACATGTCCAGTTCACTCCACAAGCGGCACTGAAAGCCCCGTCATTTACAAGCTCCGGGCCTAAAGGCCGGTTAAGAACGTATCTAACAGGCCCAAGGCCGTTAATAGCTTCAAAAGGTCCGGTTATTTTCATTTGTACTTAAGTTTCTTCGGTTTAGTGGTCCCGGATGTCTGCTTGATAAGCTGATCCATCCTTTCATTCCTCTTTTTTATAGCTTCCGCCGCCTGCTGCGCCATGCCCGTTCCCAATATTCCTGGGTCCGGTCTTTTCGGCTCCTTCTTGTCGTATGGCATCTTTCCTCCTTTAGGGCAAACAAAAAAGGGCGAATACAGTGATACGGCACCGTATTGCCCTTTAGTTGTTTCTTGCGCCCGCTTGCAGTTGGCCGACCGCAGGCAAGACCCTATTTACGTTAATTCAATATTATTCGGCTTTCAGCCTCCCGCTGGAACATCATCTGAAACAGCCCCCTTAAAGGCCGCATCTTCTCCGTAGAGGCAATTTCCCCCTCGTTGTCGAGCAGGAAATTCGCCACATCCCTGTTTACCTTCTCCCGTTCTGTATCCGAGTAATCGGAAGCTTTACGTACCTCGCGGGCCTTATGTCCGTTCATTTCTTCCCTTTCTTTCGGCTCTTACCGGCCTTGCTCATAGCGATAGCAACGGCCTGCTTCGGTTTATATCCTTCGCGCCTAAGCTTGGAAATATTAGAGCTTATCGTCTTCTTGCCTGATCCCTTTTTAAGCGGCATTTTATCTCCCTATCGATGCTTTACCTCAAACGTCTTCAAGATATGCCTTGCAATCGCCAGCCGGTGATTCACCCAATGCTCCCGGCTCTTCGTACAAGGAGCGTATGCACTGTTCACCCCGGCATATTCCAACTCATCTGCAATCTCCTGCGGGAGTACCGTCTTAATATCGGCAGGGACTGCATTGTCGATATATTCAGGCATCCATCCCCCTCAATATCTCAGCCATCCTACCCGCTGTCCGGGATAAGGTCTGGTAGTTAAGGATTGTCATATTGTAGCCACTAAACAGACAAGCATCCATCTTCTAGCTTCCTGATTGTCCATCTTATCGCCTTGGCTCTTGAAGCTCTAAATTCAGCCTGAAGCAACATCGCATGACATGCCCCGCAGATAAACTCACCCTTGTTCTTGTAAGCGTTGATGTCGCCTATCAAGGGGGCTGAACATGACTTGCACGTGTATTCTCTGATAAAGGAATGTCTCATACCAACCTTGTCACCCATAGCCATCTATGTTTAACATATATGACCCTTTTTTGTTCCCGAACTGAGGATGGGAAGGGTAATATCTCTCCACTAATCCATTTCATCATACCCCGCCCCTCCCCGGCACCCTGCATTCCCTGTCTGCCCATTTCTTAGGCAATATGCAATGTTTAACATAATGGTCCTTATCGGACACTTGCTATTCATCGTAAGTGATTGATTCTACAGTGTTATCGTTGTTGATAACTTCAGGACTATCGTTATCAACCACATCACCCACTACATGTTGTGGTATCAGACCTGTCTCTTTAAGCAGATTGGTGATAGCTGAGACCAGCTCAGGGCCGTCAGACACTTTTGATTCCTGCGTGATATGCTTCTCATCCCGGTAGCCATGGTGGTTCTTGAGGATGAATATCCGGCCTGGTCCCCAACCTTTGCCAGAGCATAGGCCAGAGACTAGATTTGACTCGATTGCCAAGCGTGCTTGTTTGATACAGTGAGAATACCGTGGGTGTGCTTCCAAGTCATATATACTCTCTCTTGCACTAAATCCAAGGTGATAAGCTAACCCTGCTATGCTTGCTGTCTGGGCATTCTTTGCACACCATACATAATAATCATTTATCTTTGCTTGCAGGTCTTCTGCTGTCTTGTACTTGGGAGGCCTACCACCGACGGGCAATTGTGTCCATTCGGTTGG